GACCTTAGTTGCGATGGGGATTATAGGGCAAAACAAAGGGCTGCTTAGAGGAGCAGGGATTCCAGATTCACCAAAGTTTTTTAGCACAAGGGGTGTTCCAGACGGCCCCTCGATGGTGGACCGTATGCAGAATTATCTCGTGTTCGGTACTAGTAATGGCCTACATAATGCGCTTGTAGAATCGCAGTGGAGCAAGTAGATGGCGGAAGTTGAATACAAGGGCATAAAGGTAGGAGGGTCTAAACTCCTGATAATCTTGCCATTGCTAGGCACTTTGGGTGGCGGTCTCTGGGGCGGCTTTGAGGTCTACAAAGACTACATGGATATGAAAGAAAAGATATCGTCCTATTCTGCCCCTGACTTATCAGGCTTTGACAAAAAGCTGGCCGTTATGAACAAGACAATGGGCACTGTGACCAAGGAGATGGCGTCAGTCCGCAACAGAGTGCTTGAGGTGCAGGGAATTGTACGCGACACGCGGCAGGATACTAGGGCCGATGCGGCCTCCCTTGAAAACTCCATATCTGCTGTCGATAAGCGTTCCCGCGCCCTTGATGCAGAGACCCGTGCGGCCATGAGACAGGCCGAAAAGACCATGCGCGGCATTGCAGCGAGCGCAAACGAGCGCTTTGACTCAAAGATTAACAGGGTCACTACGACTGCGCGGCAGTCCGAGAAGAACATCCGAGACATTACGGAGTCGGCATCGAGCCGCTTCGACGGAAAGATCAACGGTATCGACGCCAAGTTAAACGTATTCGAAAAGCGTCTGGACAAAAATCTGAGAGACGCCCTTAATAATCCATTGCTCAAAAGGTGATTGATGACTTTTGACGAGATACACATGCACAAAAAGGCACTCAAGCTGGAAGTTGGCATATTAAAAGATCGCTATAAGTCTACCAACACCCCGACGCTGCATTACGCGATGAATGTTTTAGAGCACCGCATAGGGGAACTGGATACGAGTATTTTAAGGATTTCTGGAGAGTTAGGTTATGGCAAAACAAAAGAAGTTACAAAAAAACAGCAAGCATAGTGAGCTTGACCTCGATGGCGACGGCATCGTCAGTGACGCAGAACTTGCGGCGAGCGTAGTTCTTACCCAACACGAGAAGGCTGACGCGCAGAGACGTATGGCTTGGGTCGCGATGGGGTCTATGATTGTTTTTACTTTCGCCGTATTTTTACCTATGTTTCCAGATGCTCGAATTAAGGCGTTAAGTGACTTGTTTGGACTGTTTTACATCGGGCAAGCGGGAGTGATAGGCTCTTATATGGGCATGACTGCCTACATGGCTAAAGGTAAATGATGCTCAAGATATATTTTTTGATTATCGTCCTTGGGTTAGTAGGTGGCTCAGTTTACGGGGCTTATTTTTACTATAAAGATAGCCAAGAACGTATTCAGATTTTGACTGAAAATAGCGCGAAGCTAGAGACGGCCAAGAAGCTGCAGGATGCCACAATCAACACCATGATCGAGGATCGGGAGCGGTTCTCTGCATTAACAAATAAACTCCAGATCAAACTCGACCGGGCTAATTCTTACAAAAATGTCCTAATAAGTAAGTTGCGAAAGCACAACCTCGCAAAGCTCAGTCTAAAAAAACCCCGTTTGGTAGAAAAGAAGATCAATGCTGGAACAAAGAAGTTATTCCGTAGTCTGGAAATTATCAGCGGCGCTCCTGCTCCTGTCGTTGTTAAGTAGCTGCGCCGGATTCAAGAAGATACTGCCGGTTGAGATCAAGACAATCGAGGTGGAGCGGCAAATACCTGTCCAAAAGCAGCCGCGTGCGGTGTCTCTCAACGACATTCATTTCTATGTGGTGACTCAGGACACGTTTCCCGCGTTTAAGAAGCGTTTTGTTAAGGAAAACGGAGACCTTTTGTTCTATGCTCTAAGCGTGCGGGATTATGAGACGTTGGCCTTAAACATGGCTGAGATAAAGCGGTTTCTTGCACAGCAGAAGCATATTATTCTGTATTACGAGAAAGCTGTAAAACCAGTGGAGAAGAAAAAATGATTGACCAATTGCGCGAAGAGCTTGCTGTTGATGAGGGTTGCGTACATAAAATTTACTTAGATCATCTTGGTTTAAAGACGCTAGGAATCGGACATCTTTGCCGTGAGGGCGAGCCTGAATATGACATGGAAGTCGATACGCCTGTCAGCGAGGAACGTGTTAATGAGCTGTTCGACAAGGACATAGCTTGGACGGTAAAGGACTGCTATAAGATACTACCTGATTTCGATATGCTGCCCGAGCCTACCAGACTCATCGTATGCAACATGATGTTCAATATGGGAGTCAATCGGATGGGGATGTTCAAGAATTTCTTGGCCGCTGTTGAGGATAGGGACTGGGAAAAAGCCGCAATCGAGATGGAGGATTCGCGGTGGCATAAGCAAGTAACCGCCCGTGCAAATCGCTTAATCGTTAGGATGAGGGCATTAGTATGAATAAGAATATTGCTGCAAAACAATTAGCGGATGGTACTATAGTATCATCCCACAGCATAGAAATAGTGTGCGCTGCTTGTGGGTATGATCTTGATGAAACAGAATTAGACGCAGATAAATGCTCGGATTGTGGACAAGATCTTGGGTTAAAACGTAGTGTGTCTGTGCAGGCAACTTCTGTCCCTGCGTACGGAGAGGCTTAGGAGCAACCTATAATGCCTTTAAAAAAACTAAGTTTAACACCGGGCGTTAACAGAGAAAAAACAAGTTATTCCGCTGAAAAAGGGTGGTATGACTGTGATAAGATACGTTTTCGTCAAGCATTCCCTGAAAAAATAGGGGGTTGGCAACGTATATCGAACAATGTGTTCCAAGGCGTATGCAGGTCTATTATGGCTTGGCGTACTCTAGTAGGCCAGAAGATTACCGGTGTCGGAACGCATCTAAAGTTTTATCTGGAAGTTGGTGGAAATTATTACGATGTAACTCCTGTTCGCGCTACTACCACTAATGCAGCTACTTTTGCTGCTACTAACGGCTCCACAACACTTACTGTTACAGACAATAGCCACGGCGCACTTGTCGGAGATTTTGTTACTTTTAGCAGCGCAGCATCTCTTGGTGGGGTTATAACTGCTGCTATCCTTAACGCAGAGCACCAGATCGTATCTATAACAAGTGCAAACGTATACACACTAACTTCTTCTGTTGCGGCAAATTCTTCGGATTCAGGTAACGGTGGGGCGGCTACCGATGCGGCTTACCAGATACATGTAGGTTCTGATATTGAATTACCTGTATTAGGCTGGGGGGCTGGTACTTGGGGAGGCGGTACTTACGGTAATGGTGACGCTTCGGGTATTTCTTTAAGGTTGTGGAGCCAATCTAATTTTGGCGAAGATCTTATATTTGGGTACAGAGGCGGCCCTGTATACTATTGGTCTGCCGATAATGTAGTAGCTCTTGGTTCTGTAGATCGAGCAGTCTTACTTTCTTCCCTTACTGATGCTTCCGACGTGCCAACAGTTCAGAACGTAGTTGTCGTATCTGATGTAAGTAGGTTTGTCTTTTGTTTCGGGGCCAACACTCTGGGTACGACAGTCCAAGACCCAATGTTAATTAGATGGTCTGACCAAGAGAATGCTGTTAATTGGACCCCTTCAGCTACCAACCAAGCAGGTGATTTGCAGTTATCCTCGGGATCAGAAATTATAACCGCCCATCAAGCTAGGCAAGCATTACATGTATGGACCGATACTGCTATGTACAGTCTGCAATATGTAGGAGGTCAGATAGTATGGGGCGCACAGCTTATTGGGGAGAATGTGTCCATAGCATCTCCTAATTCAGTAGTTTACGCTAACGGCGTATCTTATTGGATGGGTAAAGGTAAGTTCTACTCCTCTAATGGTAGCCAAATATCAACTTTAAAATGTGATTTGCTAAGATATGTATTCAATGACTTTAACTTACAGCAGATAGACCAAGTTTTTGGGGGGACTAACGAAGAATACCACGAAGTATGGTGGTTCTATTGTTCCGAAGACAGCACTACCGTCGATAAATACGTAATATATAATTACGAAGAGAAGATATGGTACTATGGTACTATGGCTAGAACTGCTTGGTTGGACTCGGGTATGCGAGATTTCCCAATAGCTGCTACGTACACCTACAATCTTGTCAACCATGAAGAAGGGGTGGACGATAACGAAACTACTACCCTTACGGCTATAAACGCGTTTATAACTTCCGCTGAGTTCGACACCGATGATGGGCATAAGTTCTCGCTTATATCCCGAGTATTACCAGATATTACGTTTGACGGGTCTACAGCAGACGCCCCCGCTGCAGCTATAACCCTGTACCCACTACAAAATTCTGGTTCTGGCTATAATAGCCCTATGTCGGAAGGGGGTAATAGCACCGCTACAATCACAAGATCAGCTACTTCCCCTGTAGAGGAATATACTAATCAGGTAGATATGAGAGTACGCGGCAGACAGATAGCAATTAAAATTGAATCTACGGCTGAAGGGGTACAGTGGCAACTAGGCTCTCCTCGTATAGATATGCGTACTGATGGGAGGCGATAATGGCAGCAACTTTTAACACGAGCGTAAACTTCATTGCCCCTCCGCTCCCTTTTGCTTTAGATGAATACGACCAAGCATATTATAGCCAATACAATGAGACATTACGGTTGTATTTTAATCAAGTTGATGGTGCTTTGAGTAATGCTCTTTCTCAAGAGTACTCTGAATCTGTAGCGTGGTTTATGGGCTGATGGCTAATAATTACAAAAATGCAAAACTAGACCTTACCGCTACTAGTGTAACTACGCTGTATACATGCCCCGTTGCTAAAACGGCTGTGTTTAAATCTATACTAGTCTCTGAGGATACTGGTAGCGCCGATACCATAACAGTTACTGTAACTAATGGGTCTTCAGTGTTCAGTCTTTTTAAAGTTAAAGCCGTTGCTGCAAACACCACCGTAGAGTTACTAACCGCCCCTCTAGTAATCGAAGAGTCCGAGGTAGTAAAAGTAACCGCTGCTACAGCTAATCGACTACATGTAGTCGCTAGTTTTCTAGAGATTGGGTAGACTGTTATGGCCGGTATGCGAACAGTAAATAGTAAGGATACAAAACTACCCCCTGCTGAAATTATAGTTATGGTGCTACAGCAGATTGGCAGTAAAGACGTATCCCCTAAAAAAGCACTAGCAATGGTCGTCAGAGAAGCCGCTTCTGAAAAATCGGACACGGCACAATTTGGAAATACAGTGTTTTTAGGCACCCGAGGTAGGGATGCTGAGGCAACCAAAATGCTTGGTAGGGCTTTTAACGTAGATACTGGTAGAAACTACGTCGATAATTGCTTAAAATACTTAGAATACCTCCGAAATAAAGGTATAACCCATTATACTACTATGTTTGAAGGTTCCGAAGTATTGAAAGTTTTGCAACTTATCAAAAAAACTTTTCGTGATATAGACTCTGAGCTGTACATAGGAAAAAATGAAGCAGGAAGCTACACAGCATACATAAAACTTGGTAGTGATCCTATACCAGCAGCTTTTAAACGAGGCTTGTAGATGTCTTTTATCGCTGAAGCTGTAGGTGGAGTTGTAGACTGGGTTACAGAAGCGGGCACAGATCTATTCGATTGGGGCGATTGGAGCGAGGACAGCGGGTATAATTTTGACAGTGCCTATGACTATTTAGACGCAGATGACGCTGATTTAGGTCTTGATTTACTTGGATCAGGTGTTGTCGATGAGGCTGGTAACGTCGATTGGTTCAATGAGGCAGATTGGTCAGACTTTAACTTAGAAGACGGCAGTTGGGGCGAAGCCGGTCAAATGACGCAGGGGGAGTTTGATAAGTATTGGAAAACCTTTGAAGCAGAAAATCCCGATTTAGTTAATTCACTTGCCGATGAGACGGGGATTCCAGATCAAATGACGCAGGGGGAGTTTGATAAGTATTGGAAAACCTTCGAAGCAGAAAATCCTGATTTGGTTAATTCGCCTGCCGATGAGACGGAGATTCCCACCTCTACCGGTTCCGGCGGTTTTAATATACCGGATGCTGCTAAAAACGTAGCGACCACCGTTGCAAAAAACGCTGCAAAAACCGCAGCAGCTAGTATATTAGGCGGTTCTGGTAGTGGGTCAGGGGGATCAGGAAATTCTGGTAGTGGATCAGGAGGTAATCCTTTGCTTGATGCGGTAGTTTTAAGTCAATTATTACAAAAGCCGCCGTCAATAGTACAACCGGCGGATAATAATACTGCTGAAATTGTCGCCTATAATCCTTATGACACTGGTCTGGAGGATAACCTTCTTCCCACAGGGGAGAAAAAGGACAAAGATAAGACAGACGAAATATTAGCAGCTTTAGGCGGAATTAGGAACACGTAATGGCAGATTTTTATGATGATATCGCATGGGCAGATAGCGTGCAGGCCGCTGCCGCCGATACTCAAGCAGCAAACGAAGCAGCAGCGTCGTACGAATTTGCAATGCCGGATGCAGTGGCAAATACAGCAACAAACAATAACTGGGTGGATAACCTTCTTGGTTTAGGGGTTAGCGCAGGTATTAACTATTTTGGTGCTGACGATCCTGTTATCCCAAAGGCGGGCTACCAAGGGTCTATACCGAAATATGATTTTGTTCGTGAGCAAGTGCCTAACACATTCGACCCAAACCGCCGCCCCGGTAGTTCCGGGCGACGATATTTTACAGACGGAAGCTATGCCCCACAAGGAACCGCACCCGCTGCCCCTACTGCTGGTGGGTTGGCTGCCCTAAACGCCTCTAATGCAGCAATAGCCGCTGCTGGTATGGCCCCTGCTGCTGGTATGGCCCCTGCTGCTGGTATTGCCGCCCCCGCTGCTGGTATGGCCGCCGCTCCTGCTGGTATTGCCGCTGCTATGGCTCCTGCTGCTGTTGCCGCTGCTAATATTTCCTCCCCGTTTGAAGCTACGTTTCCAACTTCAGGAAAATTCTTAGGGGAAGGGCCTATAAAAACCGATGCTACATATGATGAAAGGAGTGGACCTAACCCCATTGAGGGAGGTTCTGAATTTTGGAATAATTATTTCAGCACGCCCCGGCCCCTTATGGATATACCCCGTGAACAAATACCAGATTTTTATAATCTTGGTTATGCAGGAGCGCCGTTTGAATACGAGGGCAAACAATTATGGAGTGAAGACTACCCCGGTGCACCACGTCCTGCTGTTATACCCAGAACCGGGTACCGGTATGCGTATGATGGAACGGGAGGGCAGGTTGAAGTTCCTATTGGCTTGGTATCGGGATTTGAAAATGAAATGCGCCAAGTTGCTCCTACTAAGGGAGATAGTGTCGGAACTTTTAACGGTAAAAAAGTATACCTAGAAGGAAGCGGAGGATACACCGCTGTTCAACCCCGAGATGGATACCGCTATCTATACACCGAGGATAGGGAACGTATTGAAGTCCCTGCTAACCATCCTGTGTTTAAGAATTACCCGGAGGGCAGCCCAACTAAAGCGAAAGGGAGTAAATATGTAGGAAGTGGTGACGAAGAATCTAGTAATACGTTCGAAGGTATTGAGTACGCGGCTCCTACTGTTGCAGAAGAGTATGATTTTAACCAATACGGGAGAGTGGCGGGTGTTCTTGGCTCTGTGCTCTCTGCGTTCAGTAGTATTCCGGGTCTGGGAATAGCATTAGGGGAAGCAGGTACAGCCTACGGGTTCGACCAAGCCCAAGATTTGGCGAAAGGTATAATGCCGGATACTCCCGAGTACAACGCATTACTTGAACAACTAGCGTACAGCCCTAACCTTGCTGCTGTAGCAAACAGGGCGATCCCAGCCCCTTTGGGCACCCTCGCTGCAAAAGGGCTTACTGCGGCGGGTTTGGGTCGCGGCGATCCGGCTGGGGCATTCCAAAGTGTAATGGATCAATTTGAGCGGTCGGTGTTCGATCAAGGCATTATAGGAGCAATGCTGGAAGCCGAACAAAAAGCGGATATGGCGGAAATCGGTGAGTACCCTGATTACCGAACACTGGACAGATTAGGTCTGCTTAGTGATCGCGACTACGATGATCTTAACGTTAAAGGGGGTATGTCAAACTATGGGCAAACTTTCGCTGAGTTAGCAGACCCCGGTGCCCGTGGGCGGTATGATTTCACCGCCCACGGTCGTAGCCCTGTCGATGGGCAACCTCAACTAACTTATGATAGTTTAGCTGATTGGTTAAGTTCTATGTCGGGACAGTTCTTTGGTCCGGCAGCGGAAAAGACTGATGAGACGCAAGCTGCTACGGGGCAAGCTGCCGCTAATGCGATGGCGGCTATGGACGCGGGGAAATCCAGCCCTGCCGCCCTTAACGCCCTAAGCCGTGGGGTAACTACAACTAATCTTCCCGAACCAGCTTACATGCAAGAAGAAAAGAGGCAACAAGCGGCAGCCCAAGAAGCGCTACTTAACGACGTACTTGCTGAAATGCAGCAAAAGACTAACGAAGAAGCTGCTATGTCGGGTATGCAAGGAGAAGCTGCTATGCCGGGTTTTGCTGAATCCGGTTTAGCTGATGAGACACAGGCCCCTAGTGCGGCGGAAGCGGCGGCAGCACAACAAGCGGCGGCGGCACAACAAGCAGATAGACAAGCCGCAAACGCGAAAGTTGACCTAGAATTGCAAGAGATAGTTGCCCAAATGTACGCTGAACAAGCAGCAGCACAACAAGCGGCAGAACAAGCAGCAGCCCAACAAGCAGCAGCACAAGCGGCAGCACAAGAAGAGACTAACGAAGAAGCAGCTATGTCGGGTATGCAAGCAGAAGCTGCTATGGCGGGTTTCGCTGAGTACGGTTTAGCTGATGAGACAGAAGACCCCGGTACTGGTACTGGTGCTGAGGCTGAGGCTGAGGCTGAGGCTACCGCAGACGCAGTTTCCGAAGCAGAAGGTGTAGAAGGTGTAGATAGTACTTCTGGTGAAACTAGTATGGACGACGAGGACGAGGACGAGGAAGACGATTACGGCGACGATGATGACGACGATGACGATGACGATGACGATGACGATGGTGACGATGACGATGACGATGACGATGATGAACACGCCGGGGGTATTATAAGGGCTAATTTTGCTGCCGGTGGTATTATGCCTGTAGCGCACAATATTGCCCGAATGAAACGGGGTAGGTATTTAGGTGGTGCTACTGATGGTATGGCTGACGATATACCCGCTACTATAGACGGCAAGCAAAAAGCGGCATTAAGTGACGGGGAGTTCGTAATCCCTGCTGATGTAGTTAGTCATCTCGGTAATGGTAATTCAGATGCTGGGGCTAAAACTTTGTATGCTATGATGGATCGTATCCGCAAAGTACGCACTGGTTCTAAGAAACAGGGTAAAGAAATCCGCCCTAAAAAATTCTTACCCGCTTAGGAGGTTATACAATGGCACCGAAACAAACTTCACTCGGTACCCCCCAAGGGTACACCGAACCCGTTATTGGACAAAATACGGCTAAAGAGTCCTCTATATCTAATTGGATTGGCCCTTACGTAACAGAGATGTTGGGTAAAGGGGCGGCGCTCTCTGATAAACCTTACGAAGCGTACGGCGGACCCCTTACGGCTGGTCCTTCTGCCCTGCAAAACACAGCCTTCCAAGGTGTTGCTAATCTTACGGTGCCCACGGATATGGGTGGATATACATCAGGAACTTTTGATGCTGGTCAAGCCTCAAAATATATGAACCCCTACGTGCAACAGGCATTAAATCCACAACTGAAAGAACTACAGCGCCAGCAAGAAATAAAACGTGTTGCTAACGCTGGTAGATTGACTAAAGCTGGCGCATACGGTGGTAGTCGGCAAGCTATCATGGATTCAGAACTTGATCGTGCGGGATTGGACACTGCTGCTGGTATTACTGGGAAAGGTTACTCAGACGCGTTTACCAACGCTCAAGCACAGTTCAATAGGGAGCAAGACCTTAATCTCCGGGCGCAACAGCAAAGAAACCAATATGGGCTAGACGCTTTGGGGAGACAGGCTAGCCTTGGGGCTACCCAACGAGAAATTGAAGCTCAGGGTATTGCTGCTGACAAGAAACAATTCGAGGAAGAACGTGAGTTCCCATACAAAAATGTAACATACATGCAGTCCCTCTTAGGCAAGCTCCCTATGACAGCAAGCAATTACGGGTATGCGGATTCGAGCGACCTTATGAAAATTCTATCTGGTGCTTCGGCTCTCACTGGAAACACAGGGACAGGTGGAGGGGGTATTGGTAGTTTATTAAGTGGTATACTAGGCGGTAGTGGTTCCGGTGGTTCCGGTGGTTCCGGTGGTTCCGGTGTAGCCGGGGGCCTTATGGATCTTTTATTTGGTGGTGGCAACGATGGTTCGGGTAATTATATCTACCGTGATGGCGTCGATGGCGATGCGTTTGAGGATTTTTTTAATTCCTCAGAATATCTGGGTGACCTTTAAGTAAAAATTAGGACTAAATTATGGCATTAACAGACATGGGCGAACAAGTTAACCGGATGGTAGACGCTAATCGCGGTAATCCCGGTGCGTTGCAGCAAAAACATGCCCTAAACAAAGATCTATTGAGCCTACTCGCTCTGCAGAAACTACAATCAGAGAAAAAAGCTGCCGAGAACGAGCTTGCAATGTCTATGAAGGGAACTCCCGGCACAATATTAGAGCAACGTGAGGAAGAACTTACGGGCCGCGCAACAAAAGAAGTTACTGAAGGCGTAGCAGGGGCGTTGAAAACAAAACAACAACAAGAACAAAACAACTTACAGCGTATGGTAGGTGCTAACCCCCAGATGGCTGGCATCGCAGGTCAACCTGCGCCGAATATGGCCCGTATGGCAGGTGGCGGCATTGTAGCTTTTGGTAATGGTGGGTCAATTAAGGCTTCAGATGAACAGTTAAAACTTTTAAGAACTAGTCGTGAAGTTTTTGAAGATCTTACTGATCGTGGTAAAAGAATTTTATTAGATACTTTAAACCCTGCCAGTAAATTTAAAGCTGATATAGCGCCTCAAGTACGAAAAAATACGTTAATAAGAGAAGCTAATCGCGCACGAAGAGAAGGCGGTACAAATCCATTTAGTCAATTATATAATTATTTTGCTGGTTCTCCTGAAGATATGAGTAAAATTTCTGCAAAAGCAGACGCTGGAATTGAACGTTCTAATTTACTTAGAAATATAGGCACTCCTTCTGCTGCGGCAGACCCCCAAGTTTCTCTTGCGTCTCAAACGGGTGTTGGTGGCTTAACCCCTGCACAAATGGGGGTTGATGGCCCTGCCTTGCGACCCCCTGTCTCGGGACCACGCCCTGCCCTGCGACCCCCTGTCTCGCAACCCCCTACTGGTATTGCCGCCGCCCCTGCTGGGCCTCAAGGTTTTGCAGGGCAGTATAAACAAGGGATTGCAAACGCGAACACAGAGCTGGGCCGTTCAAATATGGCTAATATGTACAAAGAACTACTCGCTAAAAGACAAGCCGTAAACGCGAAAGTAGCCAACCAACAGGGCAACTTCTTTGATCGTTTTGCAGGGGCAAAATCTCTGACGGGCGCTGCCGTAAATAAAGTCAATAATAGAAACCGAAGAAACCGGGACGAGTTAGATCGCAATGCTGATGAGCTTAATATAATCGAGAGTGGGATGACTGCCGACACCGCCGCCGCAAAAGCCGCGCTGACCGCTGGTAGTCAGTACGCTACAGGTACGACTAAAGAAACCTCAGATAAGTTATCCCGAGATATACAAGTGGAGCGCAATAGAATAGCGGAGCTTGCTGCTAGGGCTACGGGTAGTGCGGCGCAAGCAAAAGTCCTTACATTGGCATCCAACAATGTGGCTAACGCGTATGCAAAATGGCAAGATCAAAAGCGAAAAGCACTAGCTGACGATATGGCCTTAGTCACTTTAAAGGGTGAGGAATACAAGGCTAGACGAAATGCTATACTAGCACCTATAATAGCAGACGAAAAGAGAGCTATGGCTCCGCTGGAAGAACAATTAAAAAATCTTTTTGCGGCAAACAGAGCTTCGGGTCTTACAACAGTAAATCGGCCTCGTTCGTAATCGTATGGCGAATTTTATATTCAAAATAGCCGATGGTGCCGGGAATATCTACGAGGTAGAAGCCCCTGAAGACACTTCTGACGCAGCATTACATAACCACGTAGCGGGCGAGATATACGCTAGAGAAAGAGAGGCGCAAGAGGCAGCTATTGCCGCAGCCTATGCTTCTAACGTTCCCGAAGCTGTACCCGAAGAAACTGATTTTATTGACCAAATTGAAGAATTTGGCAAAGGGCTTGTTGGCGGTGCTGCCGGTCTTGTTGAGGGAGCAGGCTTAGGCGCTGCTACTCTTCTTGATGAAGAGAACGAACTCGCGCTCCGCAAAGGCATTCAAGCTGTTGGTGATTTCGGTGAGGAGTATATATACGGCGCTGATAAAGGGTCGGAACAACTCGTAGGCCGAAAATTTGGTGAAGCATTAGGTTCTTTTGGCGGCATAGCCGCTGCTTCTCTTGTTAATCCGTTCTTAGGTGGTGCCCTTGCTATAGGTGCTGGGGCCGGGGAGGCTAGTGAAAGGGCGCGGGCTGGAGGGGCTACAGAAGACGAACGGAATTTAGCTACATTGGGTGGTGCAGGTGTAGGCTTAACGGAAATGTTCCCTGTAGGTAGGGCAATCCGTCTATTTAAATCTGGGGTGGGTAAAGAAGCTGGTGAAGGCATACTTAATGCAGCGGGGCGTGTACTTAGAGAAGGTGGTATCGAAGGCGCACAAGAATTTCTTGCGGGTGTTGGGCAGAACCTTATTGAACAGAAAATATACAACCCAGACCAAGGTACGTTTGAAGGTGGCGCAGAACAATTTGGTTATGGCGCAGGTGTAGGTGGTTTTGTTCGCACTGTACTAGAGATTATTACTCCCCGTAGCCGAGGCGGTACACCCGCCCCCGAAACGACAGAAGCAGAACAACTAGCGTTACCTGCACCAGAAGCAGAACAACTAGCGTTACCCTCTCCTGCTACGCGGATGCCTGATGAAACTAGTGGTGAAGTTATTGTTCTCCCTGACGAAAGGGTACCCGAGAGCGACCTTCGTGTAGCTCAACTAGAAAATATTATAGCTAGCTCCGAGAGTAATATTGCAGAGATTAGAAATACACCTGCTCAACAATTTGAAGGCGCACAGGAAGACCCTATTTTTAGAGTTATAGAATCTGAACAAGATACAATACGTCTAGCGCAACAAGAAATCGACAATATAAGAAAACGCCCCCAAGAGTTCGAAGCTGCAGAAACTCAAAGGCTCGACCAACAAGAAGTAGAACTTGTAGGTTCAGCACCTGCGGATACAGAAGCAGAAATACGTAGGGCTGTTGAAGGAGAAGCTACAACTCCTATGGCTATTGCAGCCCAAGAAGCTCTCGCTAGAAGAGAACCTGCTCGTATTGCCGAAGAAGAAGCTCGTATTGCTGAAGAAGAAGTTGTCCGTCAGCAAACTGAATCTGAAATAGCTGAGTTTGAGGGTGCTACTGTTGAACCGGAAGTAGCGCCGGAAGTAGCGCCGGAAGTAATCCCTTCACAAGCATCTTTTCCGGGTATGGGGCGACCATTTGCAGAAAGATCGACGGAAGCTGCCCCTACTCCTGTTCCCGAACCACGTGTTCTGGATGAAGCGCAACTTAACCGTCTGCAGATTCCAAAGACAGCCGCTATACGTAAACGTATTGTGGGTAAAGACTTTAATGATCCTGATGTACGCAAAGACTTAGCAACCTTTGCTGGTCGCCCAAAAACATCACAACCAGCAAAATCACGCATAAACAGATTATTAGCCGCAGCTCCCGAAGAGCAGATAGATATATTCGGCAGACCCCCTGCTACTCCTGCTACTCCTGCTACTCCTGCTACTCCTGCTACTCCTGCTACCCCTGCTACCCCTGCTACCCCTGCTACCCCTGCTGAACCTATTATCACGCCTGCGCCTGAGGCAGAAGATCCGCTCACTGCTTCCGCTACTTCCAGCAGTAGCGAAATACCAGACGGCCCGATAGTACTTACACGAGAATCTTTCATTAGGCCCAAGACCGAGACCAAGCCCAAGCCCAAGACCGAGACCAAGCCCAAGACCGAGACCAAGCCCAAGACCGAGACCAAGACCGAGACCGAGACCAAGCCCAAGCCCAAGCCCAAGCCCAAGCCCAAGCCCAAGCCCAAGCCCACGGCAGAGTTGTTTACTGGTCCGATACGTACAGAAGCAGAAATTGCTGAGATGGAGAGACTCTCTCCTTACGGATATATGTCGGAGATTAATAAAGAGAAATTACGTACCGGTAAGTACAACCGTGAAGAAGACATAGTTCCTGATAAAGACCCTCTTAATGCTCAAGATAAAGAGAACATCACTGAGCTACTAGAAAGTGGGACGACGACACGTGACCTAGACGGTGTTTCGGCCAGAATATATTTAAATAATTTTAATACCCCTATAGAAGGCATCGCTGCCGCAGTATATGACGTGGTTTATAAAACACCGCTATTCTCCGGTAGAGAAGCGGGTATGTCCGCAGAACAACGCACCCGACTCGGGGAGACATACCGAGGAACTGGGTTGAAGGCTGGAGAAAGGACTCTTGTTTGGGTTGAGAAGAACTTATCCCCTGAGATAAACGCTTGGGTTGCGAAAGAAGAACTGCGAGTTGCTAATGAAAGACAGTTAGAGCTAAACCTCGCGGAAGGACCAGTTAAGCAGCGTGTAAGTATTCTCGAAATTATAAACGTTGAAAATGATCTTAGAATACAAAAAATACGGGAATCGCAAGACCAGATAAATCAAGAGATCCTTGAAGCAAACGCAGAGGAGGCTAGAAAATTACGGAAGCAATTAAATGCACTTAACGAAGACCTCCAAAAACGGCTGCTTCTAAAGTCAAATCAAGTTGTAGGGCTGGACTTACCTACACATCCGAGCGTACGGTCAGCCCTGCGTCAAGGTAATTTACTAGAAGCTCTTAGGTTCCTCGCCGCTACGTCTCCAAGTAGCCGTGTTTCCCAAGTTGCTAACAAGCTGGCGCAGGTGCTGGGCGATACTAAAGTAGAAGTTGTAGAGAACCTGACCGATGAAGCAGGTGTATCCGTTGCCGGTCTGTTTGATCCCAAGACCAACACCGTCAAGGTTAACGCAGCAACTGGTGTCAACCCCCATACAATTTT